CTCGCGGCTTCCCACTTTGCTACGTTCTGTACGTATTGTGCCTGTCTAAATTTATCTCTGCCTACTTCCTTTAACTTCATTTGATTTTCAGGTTTTACTTCAATAAGTTCTGCGTGTGACTTTCCTCTTGCATCAGTATACTGTATCATAAAGTCTGGAACGTATATTGTCATCTTACCTGTCAAAGGATTTTTATATGGAATCTTTATTGCCTCACTTGCCCATCTACTTACTGAAGGTGACTCATCACAGAATTTCATAAATGCAAATTCCCAACTTGATCTGTATAATGGAGTTTTGTTTCCTAGATACTTTGTAGGATTCTTTAATGTATATCTGCCTTGTGCAAACTTTGGCATAGGACTACACCAATATGTTTCGTGATTCTAATTTACTATCAGATTGATCTATTTTATAGCCTAAAGAACTCATCTTCTGCCTATTGTAATTTAAAACTTCTGTTACTACTTTTGAAAGTTGTACTTCATCAAATCCTTTTAATGTGTCAAGCAATTCAAATATTTTTACTTCATCAATCTTTGCTTGTCTCATTAATACTGAACCAATCGTCGCCGCAGATGTTTTTTCAAATCCTCTATTTTCAAAAAATCCTATTACTGCATCAACTTCGTTTGATGGAAATTCTAAAGGTGCTGAATAATATTCGTTAAAGAATTTAGCAACTTTTTGTTGTGTGTTTTTTATTTCTGCAGGTAAGTTAGGCATTATGTCCAGTCCACGTTCCCACTTTTACTGTGGGTTTTTAAATTTTGACTTGTTAAATTATTATAAGCACTCTTGGCTCCACTACTTATATTGTTCCATGCAGTAGTTATAGCATTTGGACTTGCGGCGCCACCATCTCTGAGATGTTGCTTTTTAAATGTTGTTGATTTAGTTAAGTTATCTAATGCACCTGGATTACTAGCTAAGAAAGTACTTATAGATCCTAGAGGTTTATCTCCGCTTACTGCTTTCATAACTGCACTTGCTCCGGCAACACCTGCCACAGCTTTTGTAATATCACCAAGGCTACCTAGACTTGCTGTCTTAGGAAATGCTGTATTGGCTACACCACTAACATCTATGCCAGCCGCTGATCCAATTTGATCTTTTAATATACCAAAGCCTTCTTGTCTTAATCCGTCCTTAGATAAATTTTTTGCATTACCTAATACACTTGTTGTTTTTAAAACTGTTCCTAAGAAACTTGATGGAGAACTAAATGCTTGTCCACTTGTAATGTCTCCAAAGATATCTGCCGCACCTGCGGCTACACCACCTTGACCAAATAAGTTAGTTGCTCCTCCACCTGCTAATGAATTAGGTGATGGCATACTATCATAGTGTCCACTGGCCTGTCCAAATGACTTAGGTGACGCTCCTTCAGTTACTCCACCTCTTGCATACCAAACAGTTTCATATTGAATCTGCATTGTATTTTGTACTGCATCACTAGAACTATTTTCCATAGTATCATGACCCCATTCACTAATGATGGGATTTACTAATGTAAAACAAGTATACCTTTTTCTTGCCATTTGGTAAATTTGTATACTTCTAAAAAAGTGTTCATGACTATCGTTGTCAAATCCGTATCTATAAGAGTTATGTTTTTCGTTACCGTATGTGTTACTTCTCATATATGCGGCGCTTGTTTCATTAGGAGTAGTTGCTCCAACTGGTGCCGCATAGTTTCCATCTCTATAATAATATCTATAGTAGGCTTCCCACAAAGTTGTAGTTGAGCCATAGTTATCATCATGGAACACTATGTTGATAGGGTCATAGTCTAATCTTGTTTGTAAGTTTGCTTTTTTATTGTATTGATGTTTTAGTGTTGTACTAATTGAGTACTTAGGTAAGTCAACACTTTTAACAAGCATATTAAGTTCCTGAGTTTTTAACTGAGGAATAACTGCAACCGCTTTAGGGTTTAAGTTAAAACTTACGTGATATAAAAATTTGTGTTTAGGGGATAATCTGTGTGCATCATCTACATACAGTCTAGCCGCGTGTGCAAAGTCACCCAGGTTACCCTTTGGGCTTAAAGCACCACTAACTACATTATCCAGAAATCCATTAAGTTTGTTTGCCATACTAATATTTATCAATATAATTAAGTACGCAGATAAAAAAAAGGGTGCCTAAAAAGACACCCTTTATATATTCAGGAAATATTACTTTTAATCTTATGTAGATCCGCCGCCTGTAATTAAAGTATTTACAGTTCGTCCAACTGCTGTTCCTACACCTGTTCCTTGTGGTGTTTGGATTGCGTTGTCGTATCTAATTGCTAATGCAACTGTTACTGGATCGTTTGTTGCGTATGCTAATGTATTATAGTTAGCACTTTGTAAATAACAACCGTATAATTCAAATGTTTCTAATACGTTTGCAGTATTGATTCCGTTACCACCGTCTAGTACTTCAATTCTTGTAACGAATTTGTAATCGCTACCTGATGCCGCACTTGACTGTTCGAAGAAATCGAATTGTTTCTGTAGTTGTTCACCAACAAGTTTCTGTACGTTGTTTGATACATCTTCTCTTAAGTTTAATGTAATAGGTTCCCAAGTATGTTTACCTGCTAGGTATACTCTTGAGTTGTATACATCAACTTGGATGTCTTCAAAACTTACGTTTGGTCTTGTTACGTCAACAACTTGTTTTGTTAACTCTGTAGTTGGTGTTGATACTCCGAAATTCTCTAAGCTCACTCTAAAGCGATACTGGAGTTTCGGCATCAACAAGCCCTGATTAGAACTAGATGCACTAGAATCTAATGGGACTGTAATTTTGCTTAATGTTGAAATTGCCATTGTTAATATCTCCTGTTAAATATATTTATCCTTTTAAAGCGATGCTATTTCACCTGTGTTTTTAAGTCTTAACGGAATGTAAATAAACTCAACTGCTTTAACCGGCTCAATCGCTATATCCAAATAAAGTTCATTTCTATCAATTCTTGTTGGTGTGTTGTTTGATTCATCACATACAACTAAGAAGTCATATAATGCTCTTTGTCCAACTAACTCTAGTAATAAGCTATCAGCTTGAGCTTTTATCTCATCTCTAGTAATCTTATCGTTTGGTTCAAAGATATAAGGTTTAGCAAGTTTGTCTAACTGTCCTCTTAGATAAACAACTAGTCTAGCAACGTTAATTCTGTCTAACGCACTAGCATTCTTGGCTCTAGTTTTTTGTCCGTAGTTTACAAGTCCTGCACCTGTTAAGAACGTAATTGGGTTAATTTTATTGCTGTACAATGTATCACGTTGTCCTGTGTTCAATGCTACTGCTTTAAATTCACCTTCGCTACTAATGTAACCTGCACTTGAGGCGTTAGTTATTCCACCACGTCTTGTTCCTGCTGGAGCAAACCATGGAAACGAAACACTATCACTTAATGCTATAGTTCTAAGTATACCATGTGACGCTGGAACAACAATGTTCTTACCTGCATTATCGCTTGAGAATAAACTTGGATAAAAAGTACCCATGTATTCATCGCTTGTTACAAGTCCGTCATCATTATCTTCAACTGCTAGGTTAACGTTTGTTGCATAGTTATTAATTGAAGTTGCATCACTTGGTAATCTAAATGGAAGGTCACCAACAACAAATGCTGTTAAGCCTCTGTCTGTGTTTAGTGTTACCATTTCACCAATTAGCTCTGAGTAACCTGGACAAGCCATTAAGTTAAAGATTCTTGATTGATCATCTCTAACCTCTTGGTTTCCGTTAACCATTGCCTGTAATGCTTGAACAACAACTTTTCTTTGAGCTTTTCTACCAAATGAACCTGCACCATTTGCCTGGTTAGCTGATTCAGTTACCCATCTGTGTGAGTAGTATCCTGCCATTGATTCGTTGTTATTAAATCTAGCATTGTTACCTGCTGTGTTAATGCTGTTTCTAACAAATTTCTTAACGTTAAATCCAGAACGTCTTAAGTTCCATAACAACATACCTTTTGGATATAGTGCTGGATCTGGAGCATCTGGGTCTAAGAAGTTTGAACTTAATAGTGCTTCAATAGTTCCTGCTGTTGCACTATTAGAACCTGCTGTATTGTATCTTGCATCTGCAAACTCAATACCATCTTCTGTAGTTTGATCTGAATTATCAACTAGTACCCAAAGTAATGTAGTACCGTTGTATTTGTAGATCTTAGGATAGTTTTCTAAGTCTGCTGTTGAAATCCACAAGTCACCGTTTTTAAGTGCAGTACCATCTGATTGTAAAGTTGGCTCTGTAGCACTTACGATTGGACCTTTTGGATCTGTTTTATCACTATCACTTGCCGCATAGTATGGAGCAGTTGAATCTTGATAACCTACCCAAGTAGTACCATTGTGTATCATGATGTCTACTTCGTCAACAATTGAACTGTACCATAAAGTTTTGTCAGTTGTTAATGCTGTTACAGCCGTTGCACTTGCAGTATAAGTTAATACTTGCCAGTTACTTGCAACAAGGTCATGTGCTGTATCACCTGTTGGTGCTGTGTATAAGTTCGGTGTACCTGAGTTTGCATCAACGTAAGCAGAGTATCCTGCTAATGCTAATACGCCACCTGTGTCTTTAATTCTAAAGTCACCACCGTCATTGTGTGAAATAACAATTCTGTTACTTGCATCAACACTTGCAATAATGTTTGTAAAGCCTGCACTATTAATAGCACCTGCAATAACATCTGCATCACTTGACGCACCAGTAGTTGTTACACTAATAGTTTTGTCAGCCTGTAATGCCGCATTGTTAACTAAAGTTTCTTGAATGTTAAATGCGTAAGTTCCTGCTGTTACCTGTGCCGCAATAATACTTGAAGTAATTGAAGT